AGGACCACATCCAAAAACATGATTGTTTCTGCGCCAGAAAAAGAAATCAATCTACCATCCATTGATGGTTCATTCACATTGACCGAAGAAGATTTGGCACAAGCATTGAAGAATGCCTCTGTTCTGCAATCACCCAACGTTGCTTTTGAATCCGACGGATCTAAAGTGTATATTACAAACTTCAATTCAAAAGATGATTCTGCACACGTAAACACGATTGAAGTGGGTGATTCTACTGATGGTAAAAGATTCAAAGCAGTATTTTTGACAGAGAACTTTAAGATGATTCCAGGAACTTATTCTGTCGAAATCTCAAGTCAAGGTTTGGCCTCGTTCAAAAATTCTAAAGGTGGTTTGCAATACTGGATTGCAATTGAAGCCAAAGATTCTAAATTTGGAGATTAATATGTTAGTTTATTTTACTGATGCAGTATCAAAAACAAGAATGGCTGTACAGCCTAAACATGTCGTAGCTGTTTTGCTTTCTCCTGGAACAGATCAAGTTCCCGGCAAAACAATTATTAGCACACCTTCCGGCAATTTGGCAGTAGATGAAGATATTTTGGATGTTGTTGGCACATTAAATGGAGCGTTGGGAAATGAGTAAAGTGAATACACTATTTGGTTCTTTTGATGAGGACCAGTTGAAGAAACTCAAAGGTTATATTGACGAAGTGGTTCTTCATATGAACCGCAATAAATCAAACAATGAAGCCATCAAGGACATTATTGATGCTGCATACGATGAACTAAAACTTCCAAAGAAGATTGTCAAACGTATGGCTAAAACACAATTCAACAACTCGTTTCAAACTGAAGTTGCCGAATCTAAAGAATTTGAGGCTCTATTTGAATCCATGCAGGATATCAAATGAGTGGCCTGGTAGGACGTAGAAGCTTCGCCAAGTCACTAGGTCTAGTAGGCCTAGTGGCTCTTGGTGTTGAAGCCTACAAAGAAACTACCAAAATTGTTTACAAGGCCGATGAATTTCCAAGTGGAGAACTTGAGAAACAACTTGAGAAAAAACCTGTGTTGCAATTACAAGCAACATATGGCACACCAAAACCCGTCCAATCCTGGAGTCAATACAATATTGTGGGTGTCTATGGTGATGATTATGTTGAAGGAACAAGAAAAGATGTAAGAGTTGATATTGTTCCTGGTCCTGATGGTAAACTTTACGTCAAAGAGAATGACACTTGGCGTAAAATCTGATACAATATTATTTTATATTATGGAGAATTTGAATGAGCGAACACATGTTGTGGGTGGAGAAGTATCGTCCCCGTAAAATTGAAGATTGTATTCTTCCTGATGCTCTGAAAAAAACATTTCAAGAGTATGTGAACCGACAAGAGATTCCCAATCTTTTGTTTGCTGGCAGTGCAGGTGTTGGCAAAACAACCGTTGCACGTGCTCTGTGTGAAGAAGTTGGTTGCGATTACATTATCATCAACGGTTCCGATGAGAACGGTGTTGATATGATTCGCACGAAGTTTAAGAACTATGCATCTTCAATGTCACTTTCTGGTGGCCGCAAGGTTGTTATCCTTGATGAGGCGGATTATCTGACACCTCAAGCACAAGCAATCCTCCGTGCAGGTATTGAAGAATTTGCAATTAATTGTTCTTTCATCTTCACGTGTAACTTTAAGAACAGGATCATCGATCCAATTCATTCTCGCTGTACTGTCATTGACTTTAAACCAAATGGTTCTAAAGCCAAAATGGCCACACAATTCTTCCAACGTGTGTGTGTTATTCTTGACCAAGAAAACATTTCTTTTGAGAAAGATGTGGTGGCCGCTGTCATCACAAAACACTTTCCAGATAATCGCCGTATTCTGAATGAACTTCAGAGATATGGTGTTTCCGGTTCTATCGATAAAGGCATTCTTGCCTCGGTTACTGATGTGCAACTTTCGGAACTGGTTAAGTCTTTGAAAAATAAAGACTTTGCTTCTTGCCGTAAGTGGGTTACAAACAATCTGGACAACGACCAGACACGTATCTTTCGTAACATCTATGATGGTCTTTACGAACAACTTAAACCTAATTCCATTCCACAGTTGGTTTTGATTTTGGCAAAGTATCAATATCAGGCTGCGTTTGTGGCAGACCATGAAATCAATTTGATTGCCTGCCTTACTGAAATCATGGTGGAGTGTGAATTCAAATGAGTCCGTTCGATTATGCAGATTTTATTTTGCGTAAGAAGTCTCCAGAAGGAGAACTAGATTTTGTAGATTACGCACCATTCCTAGTTAATCGTTCACTTTCCTATCATGTGGATTGTGTTCTCTATGTCAATGAGATGAACGTATGGCCTGCCTTAGATAAGGACATGCAATACCAGTATCTTCTAAATAGTATCAGACCTATGAAACGGAAGTTCCAACCGTGGCAAAAGTCTGAAAAGGACAAGAACATTGATGCCGTGAAAGCCTATTTTGGTTATTCCAATCAAAAAGCCAAAGAGGTTTTAAAAGTTCTTACGGATGAACAGATCGCTGAAATAATAAGAAAAACAGATAAAGGCGGAGTGAAATGATTGATGTTAAGGATTTAGTAGAAGTAACATTAAAAGAAAAAGATGATTTTCTAAAAGTTAGAGAAACATTAACACGAATTGGTGTTGCTTCTAAAAAAGATAAAACTTTGTACCAGTCGTGCCACATTTTGCATAAACGTGGCCAATACTATGTGGTACATTTTAAAGAACTATTCGCATTAGACGGCAAAGAAACAGATATTACGGACAATGATTTGTCACGTAGGAATGCCATAGCTAATTTATTGGAAGATTGGGGTTTGTTGAAAATTGTGAACAAAGACCAGACAAGTACACCAACTCCAATATTTCTTTCACAAGTAAAAATCATTTCTCATAAAGAGAAAAACGATTGGCAATTAGTACCGAAATATAATATAGGTGGTAAAAAAGTTTAAATCTATTGCCACCAATTATAAATAATAGTATAATAGTCTCAGTCCCACTCGGGATGGGAACTACCATGCCGCTGAAGGGTAGTAAAATATCCAGCGGTGCCAACGCCTTTTGGGTTGGTAAAAATTAATTAACTCGCTTCATTAAGGAGAAAAATATGAACGCATTTTACGACCTACGTAAGTTGGATCCTTGGGCTATTGGTTTTGGAGATGTTCTCAAAGACCTACAAGATATGGCTCAGACCGCATCCAAAAAAATCACAACATATCCTCCATACAATATCAAACAAATCAAAGATAACAAATTTGTTATTGAGATTGCAGTTGCAGGTTTTGCAAAATCTGATATTGAAGTCACACTAGACGGTAACAAACTTGTTGTCAAAGGTGTTGCACAGGATAATGATGATTCAGATACCAATTTTATCTACAAAGGTATCGCTGCAAGAAACTTCCTACACGAATTTAAATTGAACGATAAGATTGAAATTCAAGATGCTGAATATGTGAATGGTATGTTGAAAATTTGGCTGGAAAACATGGTCAAAGTTCAAGACGCCGTTAAGAAAATTGCCGTGAAGGAAAAAAAGGATGAATAATTGGTGGCCCGTTTCCGATGAGGAATGGGAACAATTAAATCATCCAGAAAAATTCCATGGTAAATAAAAAAAGGGCTCTTGACTGAGCCCTTTATTTTTGATATAATGGTTCTATTATGAGTAAAACTGTAAAAAAATTTCAAAAAATGAACCAACTCAAAAAAGTTCGTTCAAAATTTAATCCTGCGGATGTATATTATACCGACACTTCTTGGGACACAAAAGAGGTTGAAGGTGTGGAGTTTATTTACGTCATTAAAGATTTGGCACAAAAAAATACACCAAAACTTATGCGTAAAGATTCCTTGGAATATTTGAGATAAGCGCCTATAGCTCAGCTGGTCAGAGCAGTGGACTCATAATCCATTGGTCCTAGGTTCAAGTCCTAGTGGGCGCACCAACTATAATTAAAACTATTGAAAGGGAAATATGTCTGTTACATTAACTGCTACCTTAAAAAATCTTGAGAGTGCATTGGCCGGTGAGTCAATGGCACATATTAAATATCGATATTTTGCTAGGATCGCACGTGCAGAAGGTTACGAAGATGTTGCAAAACATTTTGAAGAAACTGCCGACCAAGAAATCAAACACGCATGGGGTCATCTTGAATTGTTGATTGGTAAGCCTTCAACAAAAGAGTGCCTTGAAAAGGCAATCGCTGGTGAGACTTATGAATACACAGAAATGTATCCACAGTTTCACGCTATCGCAGTAAGAGAAGGCGAACTCAAAGCCGCTGATGTTGCACTTGAACAAATTGGAGAAAGTAAAGAACATGCAGAACAATTTAAAAAAGTTTTATCTTTGGCTGAAAAACGTTTCGCTGCACTTAAAAAAGTGGAAGAGAGACATGCCAATGCTTACAAAAATGTATTAGGAGGCCTATAATGAGCGAAGTACATGTATGCGTGGTCTGTGGCCACGAACACGACGAAGAAAAAGAAGGCGCATGGAATACTCTACCCGATGATTTCACTTGTCCGGAATGTGGATGTGGTAAAGAAGATTATGAGGTTATATGATTGATTGCATGATAATTGGAGATAGCATTGCTGTTGGTACATCCTTCCATCGAAAAGAATGTGTTAGTTATTCAAAAGGTGGTTGGAATTCTTGGCAATGGAATAAAGATTATCTCACACAAGCAACAACAAAATCATATGAAACAATTGTGATTAGTCTCGGTGCTAACGATCATAAAGGTGTCAAAACCGAACAAGAACTCCGAAAGATGCGTGAAGCCATTAAAGGTAAACGTGTTTTCTGGATTGATCCGGGTAAAGATCGGAAACCTGTTCCACATGAAGCAATTATGAAGATTGCAAGTGAATATGGTGATGTTGTTCTACCTAGGCCTAAAGATCATATGAGTGGTGATGGTGTACATCCTACAGGAAAAGGTTATAAAATTCTGGCGGAACAAACAAAATGAAACAAAAATTTCGTGATGCGTATATGAAAACGGCCGAGGTGTTCGCAGAACTATCCTCGGCTCGTAGACTTCATGTTGGTGCGATTATCGTAAAAGATGACCGCATC